CTGTTAACGATGCAGGCAACGCTGGTGCCAACATGAACGTTGAAGTTCTTCGTCGCGCTAAAGAGATTTTGGATGCAAACGACGTTGATGAGATGATTCCTCGATATTGTGCAATCAACGCTTCTGCTCTTCAAAGCCTATTGGCTGAGACAGAAGTTACTAGCTCTGATTACAACGTTGTTAAGGCGCTTGTTCAGGGACAGGTTGACACTTTCCTCGGGTTCAAGTTCATTCGACTAGAGTTGCTTCCTGCAACTAGCTTGACTTCAAGCTTTAGTTATACAGACGGTTCGGTTGGATCAGGTTCTGGAACACTTGATAGCACTTACAAGTCAATGATTGCATGGGCACAAGACGGCCTATTGCTTTCTATTGGTAAGGACATTGAGACCAAGATCAGCGAGCGAGCTGACAAGTCTTACGCTAATCAGGTTTATTCTAGAATGAGCATCGGAGCTACTCGTTTGGAAGAAGAAAAGGTTGTAGAAATTTTCTGCAAGCAATCATAAGGAGATAGACGAAGATGGCAACATTATACGGAGTAAACGCAGATAAAGCATTAGTTGACGTTCCTTCAGCCAAGGCTGGAGTTGGTGAGCAAGGCGGCCGAGTTCGATGTATTTATGATACATACGAGCTTACTGCTGACATGAGTGCAGCCGATGTCATTCTTATGGGTGGACTCATCCCTAAGGGTGCGCGAGTTCTTAACGTTCATTTGTTCTTTGACGCTTTGGGCGCAGGAACATTGGATGTTGGTTGGCAGGCGTCTGCTGAATTGTCTGGCGGATCAGCTGTTGAAGCTGCATCTGCTGATGGTTTTATTGATGGCGCTGCAGTGACCAACCAAGGTCACGAGTCCATGCAAGAAGATCATTTTGCAGAAGCTGGAATGTTCAAGAAGTTCGACGCTGCTGTACAGCCAGCGGTGACTGTAGCTACCGACACTTCTGCTACTAGCGGAACAATCGGCTTGTACATTCAGTACGTACTAGATTAATTTAGGAGGGAATGATTCTTGGCGATCTCAAAGGTAACTATATGCAACTCTGCTTTAGCGAAATTGGGAGCGTCAAGGATCAGCTCTCTTACAGAAGCCAACAAAAACGCCCGGCTTTGTAAGGAGCTTTACCCGAGGCTTGCTCAGGCTCTACTTAGGGCGCATCCTTGGAACTTTGCAATTGATCGAGTTCAGGTGGCAAAAGACGCAACGGCCCCAGAGTATGGGTATTCATCACGATTCGCAATTCCTGAAGATTGTCTTAGGATTTTAAATGTAGATGCTGAATACCATGATGAGAGCAATGGCGGAACATTCTTTGCATGGAAGCGAGAGGGTGATTACATTCTTGCTAATTCAAGCACACTAGAAATACGTTATATAAAGGATATTAGTGAATATCCTGATGATTTTGATGCAAACTTTGTAGAGGCTTTGGCTTACTACTTAGCATCTGATTTAGCTTATCCAATCACTGGTTCTAGGACGTTAAGTGTAGATATGTATAACAAGTATAAAGAGCAGCTATCGCTTGCTCGCAGCTACGATGGACAGGAGGGAAGCTCTGATCGCATCGGTGCTACAAGCTGGCTAGATGCGAGGTATCAGGAGTAGTGTCCCGCTTTAGTTACATTGTTAATGATTTCACAGGTGGTGAGATCAGCCCTAAGTGGCGTGGAAGAACCAATCTAGACTCCTACCGCAATAGTTGCGATATTATTATCAACGGTATTCCAACAAGAGATGGTGGCGTTATGAGGCGTGGTGGAACTGAGTTCATTCAGTTTGAAGACACGTTTGCTGATGACAATTCTAGTTCAAACGCATGGAATAATGCTGCAACATCTGTGGGCAACAGGGATGATTTAGCGTCTGGCAAAGGGTTTAGGATGATCCCCTTTGTTTTCTCTAAGGATGAGGCTTATGTAATTGTTCTTGGAGTTAAGGGGACTGCGACGTCTAATAATTATCCATGTAAGATCATAAACGTATCCGACACTAGTCAGTATGTAAGTTTAGACAATGGAACACCTGCAGGTATTGATACGCTTATTATTGGGGGGCCGCCTACCGGCAGCCCGCCTGTAAAATCTCCTTTAGGGATAGATGAGAGTAAAAAATGGGGTCTTTTTACTGGTGTTGAGAATAGAGAAGAGCTAGCTGAGATTCAGTATACACAGGTAAACGATTTGTTGTTTATCTGTCATCCTAACTACCCTCCGGCTATTTTTGGTAGAACGGCTGAAAACAGTTTTAGAAGATTCTTCTTACCGGAGCTTGTAGGAACCGATGTTACTAACTCAACAAGTGGTAGTTCTCCTGTGTCTGTTGAGATAGCGCTTGGTTTTCCTTTTAGGGATATTGTTACAAGTGGGGCTACGATGACCCTTAACACCGCAACACGTGGCGAGGGGAGGACTCTTACAGCTAGCAGCACTGATGGTTGGGGTGGTTTCACATCTGATCATGTGGGCGCTTACTTTCTTATGACGGTTAGTGGCAAGACAGGTCTTGTGGTTGTAACGGCAGTAGGCAGTACGACAAGCGCTACGGTTAACGTTCTTCTAGATGTAGGAGGAACAAGTGCTACAACAAACTGGCGAGAGTGCGCTTGGAGTAACGCAAGAGGCTGGCCAAGAACAGTGGTAGCTCATCAGAATAGGATTGGTTTTGGTGGAAACGCTGCTCAGCCTAACACTATATGGTGGTCACAGACTGCTGACTTTTCGGAGTTTAATGGATCAAAAGCGATCAATGATTTAGGGGCAACTGGGTGGACTAATACTTCCTCTACGGCTGTATCTTCTGATCCTTTCAATGCAACTATTCTCTCTGGGCAGGCTGATAACATTAATTGGATAGTGTCTGATAAGAATTTAACTATAGGAACAGAGGGTAGGGAGTATATAGCAGACTTTGTTATAGGGACCTCTTCTACCACTCTTAGTGTTCAGCCTCAGACAAGTTTTGGATCTGCTTTTGTTCAGGCAAAAAAGGTTAGTAACGCCATTACATTTATTGATAGAAGTAATATCTCAACTAGAGAATTCGTGTTTAATTTTAACGAAGACAATTTCAGGTCTGAAGATATATCCTTTAAAGCTAAGCATCTTCCAGTTCACAGTGAGAGTCTTGAGGTATGGACGGAGCTATCATCTGCTTTAAGGAATAAACCAAAGATAGTAGAGTTTCAGATACAGAATACTCCATATGCACAGATACTGTGGTTTAAAGATCGCAACGGCTACCCGTTTATTTGTTCTCGTGATCGTGAGCTAGGGATTAACGGTTGGGCAAGAATGGACTTTAGCCATGATGTGAGTTTTTCATCTATTAATAAATCTAAGGCTTCACCAATTGAGACAATGTGTTCTATTCCGTCGGCAAATGGAACAGGTGATGATTTATTTATAATGACTAAAAGGACTTTAAATAGCTCAACTGTGTTTACAGTAGAGCGGTTGATAGGCACTGAGAGTTTTCATGATTCTAGATATCCTGCACCTGAAGGGTCGTTGTCTAGCCTTGACGACCCGATAGATTATCTGGGTCTTCATATGGACATGATGTTCTCTGATACTAGTGGTTCTGACACGTTAACTCTATCTACTAATCTTGAGGGTGAGACAGTACATGCTTGGAGAAGTGGCGTTTATCAGGGGGAGTTTACTGTAAGTGCAGCAGGTGAGATCACATTAGATTCTTCAGGCTTTTCTGGGGAGTTAGCTGTTGCTGGATTAAAGCACAACTTTATGGTTCAGCCAGTAGTTGTTGAGGCCGGCTCTGTGTATGGTAATGCTCAGGGCACGATTAAGTATGTAGAAGAGATTGTGGCCAAGCTTTATCAGACTCTTGGATTAAGAGTTGGTTATGTACGCGGGCCAGAGCCTATCTATATATCGACAGGTGGTGGCACACCTGATGATGCTAAAGTAGATTTTGATTACTCTGATGTGACACTTGATTATCTTCTGTTTAACTGGAATGAGCTGCCTATAAATCTAGAAACTCCTTTCTTTAATGGTAATAAGAAGATTGAGTTTGATGGCGACTACGATGATGATGGAAGAGTGGTTTTCTTTAATGATAGTGTTTATCCAACTTACATAGCAGCATTAATTTTTAAGGGGTCTACTTATGACCGTTAAGTTTAGAGAATTCAGACCTCTAGACGCTGATGAATTCAGTCCGTTCGACTTCTTTGATGACGGCGCTAAGCAGAGAACTATTATGTCAAGTCAGTATGGTAGTGACGTGTTTACTATCTATGATGAAGAGGGTGTTATGGGGGTTGTTGGCTGCACTCCAATTTGGGAGGGTGTTGCTAATATGTGGACGCTTCTTGGTGAGGGGATTTACAGAGAGCCTAAGGCTTTTAGTTTGCTTACTGGTAAGCTTATAGAAGAGATGTTCAACAAGTACGGGTTAAGAAGAGCCGATGCACATGTTAAAATGGGGCATGATAAAGGGGTTGAGTGGATAGAGCGGTTTGGTTTTGTTCGAGAAGGTATTATGAGGCGATACTTACCTGATGGCAGTGATGCTTATTTATATGCGAGGTATTTGTAATGGGAGCAGCGGCAGCACCAATAGCTATAGGGGCATCAATTGTAGGCACTGGATTTAAGTTATATGGGCAGAAGAAGGCTGAGGCTGCTCAGAAAGCAGCGCTTGAGCGAGAGAAGCAGGCAATTCAGGAAGAAGTAGCTTTTATTAAACGTTCTGAGCAGGAGCAGCTTGAGATCTTTGATGAGCAGACGGCTGAGCTGTTTGGCAATCAGGTATCAGCTTTTGCGGCTAATGGAGTAGATTTTAGCGGATCAGCTCTTGCTACAGCTATTGATGATCAGATGAAGGCAGAAGATCAGAGGGGCTTCATGAAGGAGCAGTTTAGATACAACAGGCGTCGGGCAGAGTTGGGTATAGAGGCAAGAAACATGCAGATAGCATCCATTAATAAAATGAGTGGGTTTAATACTATGACAACAATACTTGGCGGAATAGGTGGGGCAGCGGGTAGGATGAATTTTACTGGTGGTGCTCAGGCTTCGTCTATTGGAGATGTTAGTGGTGGTAGTGCTAGCCAACCCTTTTCTGGTGGGCCTGATGTTGGGAGTATAGCGTAATGCCAAAGATACCATCGTTTAATAGGAGCCCCAGTCTTTCTCCAAGAACTGGCACGCAATCTTTTACTCAAGGTGCAACAGCTGAAGGAGAAGCTGTAGCAAGGTTTGGTGAGCAGTTCTCAAGAGTTGTTGGCGGAGTGGCTGATAAGATTGATAAAGCCAATGATGCAGTTAATGAGGCTGAGCTTAGAACTGAGTTTAGATCGCGCCTAAATCAGGCGTCGAAAGAGATATCTCTTCAAAAGGATGAAGATGCAGCCGATGGATCTGATGTTGTGGCGAGGGCAAGCCAAGCTTTCACATCAATCCAGGATGATATTTTATCAAAAGCTAGATCTTCTAGGGTAAAAGAAAGTCTTATTTTACAGGGGCAGAGACTAGCTTCTAGTTTTGAGTCAGCCTCTATGGATATTGCTCAAAAAAGATACCAGACCCATTTGCTTGAGGGGCAAGAGAAGTATTCAAACGAGTTGTCTAAAAGAGTGATTGAGGACCCCACCAGTATTAAAGAGGTGATGGAAGAGTATGACGAATTCTTGAGCCCTCAAGAAGATGATGTTTTAGGTGTTGAGCTTAAAAAGAAATCTCGTAGGGCGCATGTTGCTAACATTCAGAGGGCATTTGAAGCAGCTCATTTTGCAAACAATGGAGAGACGGCAAATGAGTATAAAGATGCTTTAATGGGCAAGTCTAAGGACGAGGCGGCCAATGAGTTGTTTAAAAATATGAACGCTGCTCAAAGACAGTCTGCCTTAAATAGGGTTGATTCTAAGATTAAGCAAAGAGCTAGAATAAACATGAGTAACACAAATCTCATGTTAGATGATTATGTTTCAGAGATTATCAGAACTGGTAATGCAGATGTTAATAAATTTCAGAGCCTACTACCAAAGCCTGGAGAGCTTGATGGCCTCAGGCCAGAAATAAGGAAGAGACATGTTGATAACATTAAGGGGTGGGCAGAGGCTGCTAAAAACTTTTCTGATAGCAGAAGTAAGAGTCTTCAAGAGCTGCGTGCTATGTCGGCTAATCCGTTTTCTAATTTAATAACTGTTAGTGAATACAATAGTGCTCAAAGATCAGATATAGCTGGGAAGCTAAAAAAGATTATTGACTCAAGAATAGAGAAAATAGAAGAAGATGTTGTTGGAGTTATTCATTCTGACAACCCAACGCTTCTAGGTAATAGAAATTTAGAAAACCCAGATGAGATGAAAAAGTATCTCCAAGATCTTAGGGCTCACAAGGAGGCTATGGGAGTTGAAAACTCTAGTGTGATCTCCCATTCTGAAGCAATGGGAATAGGCGCGGAGCTAAACGAAATAAAGGGCATGGAGAACAAGGGTCTTTATATGGATAACCTCGTTAAGGCGTATGGTGAAGATAGTAGTTATTTACTTGAGGATCTTAAAAAACGTAACGTTGTGTCTGGCCAGATGCTCTCATATGTTTATATGGGAAGAGACAATATATCCAAGCAGAAAATCATAAGAAACGAAGAGCTATTTAAAAGAGGCGATCTGACAGAGCAGAATTTGAAGGATAAAGGAAAAGATGTTGCCTCTATAGAAAAGTCTCTAACTATGGAGCTAGATTCTAAATGGGACATGCTCCAGGGCAACTCTGGTCTAGCTCCTTTGTTTGATCAAATAAAAGAGTCTGTTCGTAGGGAGGCGTACCACCAAGTTCTTTTTGAGGGTAAATCAGAGTCAAAGGCTGTTGCTAACGCAGTGGAAGCAATGATGGGCTCTGATAAGTTTATCATTGAAGAGATGGGGGCGTCTAAGATTTTTGCTCCTAAGCCTGCTAACTACAATAAAGAGAGGGTGGAGGAGTTTTTCGATTTAGCTGAAGATGAAGATTTTATCATGAAGATGAAGCTAGATTACGATAATAAAGACTTTGAGTCATATGAACAGTTTGTAGAGCAAAATATTGATAACTTGTTTTTTCAGACTGATCCAAAGGACACTAACTATGTTCAAATGTTTATTAGAACACCTAGCGGTGGAATTAATAGGGTCACTCGTGGTGGCAATCAGGTAAGAATATCTATTGAAGATATTTCAAAGGGCGCCGACGAATTCGCTGGAGATATTGATGAAGAGGTTAGGCCATGGTTGTCGGCTATTATTTCTAGCAGATCTAATAACAGATTCCAGAATACTTTCTCTAATAGAATAAATATGTTTACTGGTGAGGAGCGCAAGAGATAAATGTCGGCACCATTTAAAGGGCAGGACTTAGCAGTTGTTGGGGGGACAAGTGCTGATGTTTATAGAGAAAGAGGAACTCTAGAAACTTTAAGTAATACCATATCTTTAAGTGCAAAAGATATGGAGACTGCCTCTCTAATGAGGCTGATGAATTTATCAACTCTCGATCCTGATGGAGAGCGACTTCCTCCTGAGCAACTTAGAGATAAGTTCCCAGAGCATAGAGATTTATTCAACTATGAGATGAGTGAGATTCAGGCTCAAGAGGTTATTAAAGAGGCAAACTCTAGACGGAATTTGGAGATGGAAATTGCCAAAGGTCCTCAAGGCGTTGTTCAGACTGGGCTTAATTTTGCAGCTAGCATGATACCTCATGCACTCGATCCTATTGGGTGGGGCGTGGGAATGGCAACTGGTGGTATTCTTAAAGCTAGTAGTTTTGGTGCTAAAATGTATAAGGCTATATCGGCAATGAAAGAAGCTGGTAAAGTAAGGAAGGCTGCAGCGGCTGGCCTTAGTTTACAGATGGCAGAAAACGCTGTTGGCAACTTACTTGTTGAACCAATTCCTATGACCGTAGCTAATCTTGAGGGGCGCGAATATGGAGCGGCAGAGGCTTTTACTAATGCCGTTGGCGGGGCAATTCTTGGTACAGCAGTAATTAGAGGAATAGGCGGCGGAGTTAAATTTGCATGGAATAAGATTAACCCACAAGCTGGTAAGGTGGGTAGTAAGAGTCCAGCGGCAGTTGGATTAACTCTTGATATGGTAACTAATCAGCTTAAGGCAGGGCGAAGGCCAGATGTCTCTAGGGTTATAAGAGACATGGTTCAAGAGACGGCGCCATCTAGAGAGTTTAAGCGAATTAATCCAGCAGATGTAGCTTCTGGTAAAGTTTATGCACCTAAGAACAAAAGGTCTAAACCGGCGCTTGGAAATGCTAGAGCCATTGGTGATAACTACGGAGACAATGCTATCTATCTTAGTTTTGACGAGGGGTCTGCCAACGGAGCGGCGGCCTCTAAGTATTCAGATAGACTTGGGGCTGTAGAAGAATTTGAGATCTCTGAGAAGATGAACCTTCTTGATTTAGATGAGCCGGCCCCATCTAACTTTAGATCTATAGCTGAAGAGTTTTCTCCAACTGTTGCAGCACGTGGAGCAGACGCCACTGTTAGCAGCAGACAGTTATTAGAAGATGTTAAGACAGATATTCGAGAAGGTAAGTTGGAGCCTGAGGCTCTTGATCAACTCAACGCCCGCATGGCCGAAGAAGGTTATGATGGTTACTACCATGATAATAGAGTTGAGCTTGGCGAAGAAGGCAATCGAAACAACGTTATGGTGTTGTTTAATGATTCTAAGCTTAAGAGCAATGGTGTGAGGGCTGGAGATAGATCTAGGTTAAAGCTTCCAACGCAAGAAGAGCTTGTTGAGATGAATAGGGCTGAGTCCACAAGAGATGATAGTCCTTTTGAGTTAAGACAAGAAGATCTTGATCCGACATCTAGGCAGATTGTTGAGAGAGAGTTTGAGCCAGATGATGTCGAGACAAAGGTTGATAAGGATTATGAGGATCTTCTTGCACGCGCAGAGGAAGAGCATAGGGCAGGGATATTAACTGATGAACAATTGAAGGCTGTTAGGGACAGCAATGTTAACCCGACTCAACTAATGGATATAATGAAGGCTGGAACGGATTGCCTTATTAATGGAGCGCTGAACGTATGAGCTTTAAAGAAAATTGTTCTAAGCTTTTAAAGCAAGCTAAGAATGTTCCCAAGGTATTTAAAGATATTACCTCTGATTTTCTAGATGACTTAGAGGTCGTGTATAGAGAGGCTGGCACGGTTGAGGGCTTTAGAGCTAGGGCTCAGCAGCTGCAGGCTGATAAGATTCTTGAGATTAAGTCTCTTCGCAACGAGGCGATTGGTGCTGTGTTTAGGGCTGAGAGAAACAGAAACGTATTATCAAAAGGGATTGAGCAGAGGGTTCAGGCTCGTGTTGGTAATACAACAGATGCTGCTAAGATTCGAGACATAACTAAAGAGGCGGCACGCGAGGCCCTTAAGGCTACAATCTCTGATACCACTGATGTGACCTTTGGCGGAAAGTATTCCTTTGAAGTTCGTAAGAAATCATTCTTAAGCTCTATGATCAGCGTCGTGAAGAAGCTTGATAGGATTGAGACCAATGAGTCTAAGATGATTTTCTTTAAGAAAAGCGCGCGTGATATTTTTGAAGATGGAACTAAAGACAAGCAGATTTTCATGGAGATGTTTGAGCTGTCTCAGGGTAGGTCAGGCGGTATTAGCAATGACCCGCTGGCTTTAAAGATTGCCAAGGTTTTACATGAAGATTTTAACCCGACAGAGCTTAAGATCAAACAGCAGGCAGGCATTTCTGTAGGTAAGAACAAGCTTTATATTACTGGTCTAGATTATTCTAAGGACATAATAAAGAACTTGGGCAAGACGCGGTCGGAGTCTAAAGAAATATTTGTCAATATAATGAAGGATAACATTGATCTTGAGGAGAGCTTTACTACATCTAGGTCAATAGATAACTCTTTAAGATATATGTTTGATGCCATATTAGACGGCAGAAACTTTGATATGTTTGATGAGCTTGATCCAGCTGTTAAAGAAACTTTTAACCCTGCAGTGGTTAATAAGGGGAGGTTGTCTAATAGGTTTAATAAGCCAAGAAAGATTGTGTTTAAAGACGGCGAGTCTATGTATAAGATCTTTGACAAGATGACCGAGGGTAATCTTGCTAAGAACGTTTACAGTAGGATGATGAGAACGGCTAAGTCTGCTGCGATGATTGATACTTTTGGTCCCAACCCAGAGCTTGGGTATGCTAACTTAAAGAAGTTCTTAGCAAAGCAGTATGATCTTGATGAATCTGATTTAACAGGTGGTGTACTTGATAGGGCTGATGATATTTTTGAGACAGCTCGTGGAATCCTTCCTGAAGAGGGTTTTGCCAGTAAGTCCACCAATGGGTTTATTGCGTGGCAGGTTTTCAAGAGGCTAGGTGTCGCAGTTATATCAGCTGCGAACGACTACCCCATGGCCATTGCAACTATTAGAAGTCGTACAGGTATGGGCTATGTAGAAGCGATGAGCAGTTTGTTTGAGGAGTTTAAAACAACTTTTAAGAGCAAGGCTCAGCAACGAGAGTATGCTGACTACTTAGAGATCTTGATGGAAAACGAGATGGGTCATATGTATAACATGTTTGCCGATGCAGCGGGAGGAAGCCCTAACAGGATAATTAAGTATGCAGACTGGGTTTTATCTGCTACAGGTTTTCACAGGCAGATCTTTTCAGCCAGGCATTCGGTTGCAGCCGTAGCGTCTAGGTTTACGGCTAAGGCTGCTCGCGAGGGGTTTGAGAATGTTGATCCTAATCTTAGGCTTCATCTTGAGGGTTATGGATTTAACTCAAAAACTATTAATTTATTAAAAGCTGGCATTGAAAAAATTCAAGGTCCTAACTCTGTTAAAGAGATGGTTACTCCTAGAGCTATAAGAAATGGGCTAAAGCAGCTTGGAGACCTTAAGGGGTTTAAAGAAGAGTTTGGATTTAAAGGGACTGATGACAAGTTTATAGAAGAGGTTGTCAGTAGATATAAGTCTTTTCTTGGAGACGTTGCTGAGATTGGCTCTCCTAACACTACTATAAGAGATAGAGCTGCAATGAAGTTTGGCGTTAAGTCAGATTCTCAGATGTTAAACGCAGTGAGGGTTATGACACTATTTAAGTCATTCCCTTTTGCCATGAGCCGTAAGGTATCTCATATTGCTAAAGGGAATCCAGCTTCAATGAATAAGACTTTTGCGCAGGCTATAGGACCCAATGGTGGTGGTTTTAAATCTTTAGCAGAGCTTACTGCTGGCATGACCGGAATGGCTATTCTTACACAGCTGGCAAAGGATGCTCTACGTGGAGAGACGATTGATGTAGAGAAGATGTCTGAGGACCCAATGCTTGGGGCCAAGTTTATTGGAGGGGCTCTACTTAATAGTGGTGTGTTTGGTTTATATGGAGCTGGCATGAGCGCTATATTAAGGGATGGCGTGAAAGAGGGTGGTGTTAAGTTTGTTGGTGGACCTGCTGTTTCAGAGCTTCAAGATATTGATAGGTACTTGTCAAAGGTGGGAAGAGAACTTGGCGCTGCCGCAGAGGGGGAGCAGGGCTTTGGAGAGGCTGCGACTAAGTCGTTTTCTAAGACTCTAGATTTAGGCTTTAGGCAGATACCTAATGTATGGTTTGGTGGATCGGCTTTAAAGAAAGAGCTTAACGCAATAAACCAAAGGAATCTCGATCCTGAGATGCATCAAAGAACGCAAACAAATTTTGAGAGATACCGCGAAGAAGGCGGAAGAACTAGTATATTAGAATTACTTGGGGATTAGATTATGGCATTGACAGACACAGACGTTAAACAGGTTTTTACAGGGGATGGCAGCACAACAACTTTTGCTATTCCATTCTCCTTTGATTCATCAGATACCTCAACAGTTAAGGTTTATCTGGTAGACACCACTGCTGATCCAGTTACTGAGACTCTACAGACTGAAGGCGGCGGCAACGATTATACTATTAGTGGAACAAATGTTGTCATGAACACTGCTCCGACAAGTGACGAGAAGCTTGTTATTATCAGAGTCACTCCTATTACTCAGGTGTTTGACAACGGATCTACTGAGAGTCTTGATGTTGATGGTCTTGAAGAAGAGATGGATAAGATCGTTGAGCAGGTTCAAGAGCTTGACGAGCGTATTGATAGAGCTGTTCTGTTTAGACTCTCCACTGGGCAGAGCGCTAATGCTATTACAATGCCTGAGCCCACGGCTGATGGTTTCTTAAAGTGGAATAGTGCAGCTGATGGATTAGAAAACTCTGATGCCATAACAGATCAGGATCTATTCACCACTGATGATGTGACTTTTAACTCAGTTACAATCAGTGGCTTGACTGCTAGTCGACCTGTTTTAACAAATGGCGCGAAGGCTTTGTCTAGTGGGCAGATCAATCTAGCTTCTAGTGATTACGTTACAGGCACTCTTGCTATTGGCAATGGTGGCACTGGACAGACGACAGCCACTGCAGCTTTCGATGCCCTAGGTCCGGGAACAACTAAGGGCGATATTATAGTTCATGATGGTACTAATCATATAAGATTACCTGTCGGCACTGATAACCAAGTTCTTGTAGCAGCTAGTGGTGAGGCTAGTGGCCTGCAGTGGCAGAGTTCGGCTAGTTCAACATTAACAACAAAGGGCGACATCTTCACCTATAGTACAGCGAACGCCCGATTACCTGTAGGAACCGATGGCCAGGTTCTTGTAGCTGATAGCGGTGAGACAACGGGTCTTGTATGGACTGATGCTACAGCCCTAGGTTCTGATCCTCTAACCACTAAGGGTGATTTGTTTACCTTTGATTCTGATGCCGCTAGATTAGCGGTGGGCACCAATGGACAGGTTCTTGTAGCTGATAGTGGTGAGGCAACAGGCTTGTTGTGGCAAGATGCTACAGCCTTAGGTTCTGATCCTCTAACCACTAAGGGTGATTTGTTTACCTTTGATTCTGATGCCGCTAGATTAGCGGTGGGCACCGACGGACAGTTCTTAGTGGCAGATAGTGGTGAGGCAACAGGTCTTGTATGGCAGACATTAAGTGTTGATCTAACCGCTGATGTAACTGGAGCGCTACCCATTGCTAACGGTGGAACAGGGCAAACTACACAGACGGCTGCCATGGATGCGCTCTCTCCCACAACCACTAAGGGTGACTTGCTTGTTGATGACGGCACTAATGTTGTCAGGGTAGCTGTGGGGACTAATGATCAGATCTTAGTGGCTGACAGCGGAGAAGCGGCAGGCGTTCGGTGGGCTGATAATACTGCCGGTGGTGGCGGTGGAGGCGGTGGAGGCTTCACATGGTTTAACGACGATGGTGACGCCCCACTAGATCAGGTTAAGTATAACAATAAGGTGTGGACTTTCTCAGATGGCTTGGCTCAGTATTTGTACACCACAGTAAAGGTTCCTCAGACCTATATCGCAGGGAACCAGATTAAGATGTTTATTACGCACTTTCATGAGGCGGCAAGTGCTACGCAGCTTCTTCAAGCGCAAGCGACATTGATTGAGCCAGGCGATGCTTTTGATGACACCACAGATCAGAGGACTACCACGAATACGGCGACAGCTGGTGGTGATAAGGTTACAATTCAGGCTGAGTTAGACCTTACTGATAGCAGTGGGCAGATTAACTCGGTGGCGGTAGCTGCAGGGGATCTAATTAAGGTTAGACTTAGTAGGGGAACAGACACATCAACAGCTGATGTACATTTTATTGAGAGTTCAACGGAGGTTACATTCTCATGATCAGAGCAATTCTATTAACACTTCTAAGTATCACAGCACTGGCGTTAACTGATGTTGAGCGAGCAGAGCTTATAGCTAAGAACCTTATGACTAACCCTGGTGGAGAGAGGGTCACTCAAGGCTGGGCTAATGTGGGTGGAACGTTTACTCACACAACAACCGCAGCACAAGTGGCAAGTGGCAATGCAGCACTTAACTTTGATGCTGATGCCTCTGGGGACGCTCTTGACTACACTCCTGTTGCGATTCCTCAGGGAGCCTATAAAAACGTGGGTGTAGCTAGATGTTACTTTAAAGGAGCATCAGCCATCACTCATAAGTTTCAGGTTCATGATGGTACTAACATCTTAGCTGAGGACGATGTTACAAGCTCTACTGATAAGTTCACAGCTACTTCGCTGTATTTTAGCTTCCCAAATTCGGGCAGCGTTGGGTTATCTATTGTAGCCCAAGCCGATGAGGCGGCCACATATATTGATGATTGTTACATCGGGTTAGCCAGTGGCGCTGGCATGAGTGAAGTCAGCCAGGCTGAGCTTTACACTTATGCAACACAGGCTTTCACATCAGCGTCATGCTCTTACTCAGGTGGCTCAGATACATTAGCCTCGTTTGGGGCTGACACAGATTGCGCCGGATTTAGCGCAGACATTGGGAAGGGTGAAGCTCCGGCAACAAAAATATTAGGTTGGAAATATGCAACCCTACCTCCAGGTAGATACAAAGTTACCTTTGCTTTCCCATCAAACCACGACACTAATGGTGGTAAGTGTGCCTTTAGAATCAACGATGGGACTGATTCAAAAGGAGCAACGAGTATTAGATATGCTGCTACAAGTGACTTTATTCCAACTGTAACAAGTGCTGTTTTTGAATATTCGACAGCTCAATCTGATTTAACTTTTGAACTTTTCTACTTGGAGCCAGATGCAGGGAACTGCCTTGTATCACTTGATGCTGCTTATAGAGAGGCTTCAATTATAGTTGAGAAACTTCCCACATCCTCGCAGACGGCGTTTAACTTTGATAACACCTCTGCTTTTTGGACAGGCTACCATGACACTGATTGTTCTTGGTCAACAACAAGCTCTACTTACACCGACTTATCGGACGATGCTAGTTGTACGTTCACAGAGCGGTTTAATAGAAATATGGGCACAGTGACCACGTTTGGAGCAAGTCAACCAGGTATCGTCTTTACCCCGCCACGAGCTGGAGTTTATGAAGTTTGCGCAAACGTGGCTCTGTATAATTCTACAAATGCAAACTTTGCAGCCATACAATTATTAGATGGTGACAATAATGAATTAGACGAGAAGCCTTATAATGGATCTAATAACAGGATTGTGTATCAAAAAACGTGTGGGTTTTTAACGGCAGACGGCGTAAGTTCACACACTGCTAAAATAAGGCTGTCTAATCTGACATCCGGGGGGACGGCGTACATTAATAGGACTGTCCAAGGTGACACAATTACCTGGACAATTAAATCGATGGAACAAAGCCACCCAGCGCCAGTGATCAATAACTCAGTGACCTCAAACGGCGATGGGCCTTTTAGGATTGAAAGTGCGTATATTGATAATGGAGCAGGAGCAGCGTGTAGCTCTAACCCTTGTACAGTTTCTCAAGAAACAGGGGATTGGCTAGGCGTTGCTGATCGAGATGGTACGGGTGACTATGGGTTGAACTTACAGCCTGGAATTTTCTCATCCGCCCCAAATTGCATAACCACCTCTACTCAAGCCAGGATTGTTACAATTGGATCTGCGGATACGTCATCAATAGAGCTACAAAGTTTTAATACTTCTGCGGGCGGTGCGGATGCAGCTTTCTATATCATGTGCATGGGGCCGCGATAATGTTTAACAACTTCCAAGAGGAGGGAAGATAAATGAAGAAACTATTAACCTTAACCCTATTACTATCAACAGTGGCTTTTGCTAAAGCGCCATATCAGCCCGAGGTTCACAAGCGCTTCTTGGAGATCGAGAAGTTTGTAACCAAGGATGTCGCAAGCTCTGGTGACGGTCGATATGCAGGCAAGTATTTTGCTGCTGAAATTGATTACACCGACATTGAGGCACAGTCTGATGTAGCTATTCAGATCAACGTTCCTGATAACGCTATCATCACCAACTGCTTTTATGACGTACACACCACGTTCACAAGCTCAAGTGATGCTGCCACAATCGGGTTTCAGATTGAATCTAGTGAAGATCTGTTTGCTCCAACCGCTATCTCTTCAGGGACCACTTGGGATGCTGCTGGACCTAAACAGATGATCCCAGACTGGGCGACAGTTGGAGATCAAATTAAACTAACCGCAGCTCGTGACATAGAGGTCTTAAGAGGTGGCGGAGAAGATCTAACTGCAGGAGCAATGACTGTATTCTGCAACTACTTCGTTGCAAAGTAAGGAGATAAGACGTGCAAAAAGGAATTAAAGAATCACAAGAAATGTTGGCAGCTATTCTAGAGGTAGCTGTAGTGCTTGGCCCCATCCTTCGAGATGGCTTTCAAGCAGGGCAAGATCTATCAGCTATCTTTGCTCAGCTTTCAGGAAATGAAGCATTGAAGGCTAAGATTGCAGCGGCTGTTGAGAAGGCTAATGAAGTGCCAGCTGAGCTTAAAGATCTTGACTTGAATGAGGGATTGCAGCTTCTTATCGTGGCTGTGCCTGAGATTCAGCGAGTGCTTGATGCTTGGAAAGAGGTTGAGGCTCCAGCGCCTGCAGTTAAAGCATGAGTTGGATAGCTCTTATACCTGCTATCATCAAGGCGATACCTGAGGTGATTAAACTCATCAACGCCTTGTTGAAAGTTAATAAAGAGAAAGAGGCGCAGCGAGAGCGAGATCGCGCCAGAGACGAGTGGGATGACTATGAGGACAGATACCGTGAGAAAAGCGACCCTGATTCTAAGTAGCCTACTAATCGCTGTTGCGTGCAGTTCTTTTTCTTATAAGTGGTGGGGGGCAGACATGTCAGATCTGTCCCCTGCTGAATTGGAAGAGATAAGACTTGTTGCAGGTAATCGCGGTGGGCGCAATACCTCAGGGAGAATGTGCTTTCACCTACCCGATCAACTACCCCGCTGTGTTGTTATGCGGGATGTAGAATTTAGAGACTTGATGCTTGAGTATGCTGAGATGAAAGAGCGTTTAAAGAATTGTGAGGAACCATGAAAAAACTAATAGCAATTTGTAGTGTATTTGTACTTGCTGGATGTGGCTGGTTTGGTGGAGAGCCTGATAAGCCAGTAGACCGAGGTGTTTGTTGGAAGATGCCAGAAGACTTTGACAAGCTACCAGAAGAGGCACCTAAGGACTGTAAAGCAGGTGACGTTGTTTGTGGTAACGATATGAAGTGCCATAGCTCATGCTCTAAGTGTCCAAAGAGCTAAGCGATGCATTGGCTATACCGCTTATTCTTCTGGTTTGAAGAGAAATACAGAAAGAGAAAAGACAAGAAATGAACAGAGAGTATTTATACACACTCAGATGGTATGTTAATAACAAAGCTAGCTGGGAGGCAGATTCTAAAGAAAAGGTTCTTGATCTTCTCTCAAAACTATTGGAAGAAAAGCCTGATGAGCCTGAGCTACCTGGCATTGATGATCCTAATGCTCTACATATAGGACTTATTGTAGGGCATGAGAAGCGAGCCCCAGGTGCTAGTTTTAACAATGAGGCATTCAAGCACGAGTATGACTACAACACTGCTGTTGCTGCTGCTGTCGCTACCATTGCTGAGCAAATGGGAGTTAAGACCTCAGTGGTTTTCAGAGATGGCATTGGCATCAGTGGAGCTTATCGCGAGATGCGCAAGATCGCTCCTGATTGCTGTATTGAATTGCATTTTAATGCTTACAACGGCAAGGTGACTGGCACTGAGACCCTTTGCACAACGGACGCTAATGACAAAGAGCTGGCTAATATGGTACAGAGTTTTGTCTGTGCTGCTTTTGGCAGAGAAGGGTTCTCTCGTGGAGTTAAGGTTTTGTCTCGTAGTTCTCGCGGTGGTGGTAATGTCTATTCTGGTTATGGCTTTGCTAACTGTTTAGTTGAGCCATTCTTTGGAGACAATGCCGGCGAGGCTAAGATGGCTGCAGGTAACATTGACAAGTATGCCAAGTCATTAGTTGAAGCGTGTCTTAACTGGGCAGCTAGTTAATAAAATTATCAGAGCGAAGAGCTTCCATCATGCCGAACTTGTCTTGGAAGTTCTCCCTAAATTCTTCACAGAAACTCTCAACAAACGTCAACTCATTGACGGATGGATTCATAATCTTATAGCTAACCATAAGTCCGCATAATGCTTCAGAGAATATCTCAAGCATAAGATCATCTCGCTCAGAGTCCTCAATATGATCAAGTTGCTCCCAGCAGTATTCAACAAGTAGGCCTGCAAACTCTTTTATATCCACCCCTTTATTGTTGCACGATTTTCCAAATCACGTAACAATAAACATGAGGGGATTCATCATTGGGAAAACATCGAGTTCTTGTAATTCCGGATCTGCACGCGCCATATCACCACCCAGACGCACTAGACTTTTTATCAGATGTAGCAAAAGAATACAGACCTGACAGGATAGTATGCTTAGGTGATGAAGTAGACTTTCACGCATTAAGTTTTCATGAACATGAAACTGATTTATATTCTGCTGGGCATGAATATGATGCAGCTTTGGATTTCTTAAAGAAGCTCTACAAACTATTTCCTAATGTTGATTGTTGTATATCGAATCATACAGCTAGGCCATATCGAGTGGCCAAGAAGGCTGGGTTGCCGTCGAGAATGGTTCTCGACTATTCACGCCTGTTAGAGGCGCCCAGGACATGGAGGTGGCATGATAGATTCGTCTTAGATAATGTGGTGTATGAGCACGGAGATCCTGGTAGTGGGAGAAACGCAGCTTATAAGGCTATGACAGAGAATAGAATGAGCACTGTGATTGGTCACGTTCATGGCTGGGCTGGAGTGCAGTATTCTAAGAGTCCGTTTAACCAGACATTCTGGATGAACTGTGGATGCCTGATCGACACTGAAAGTTTAGCATTTGCTTATGGTAATAAATATAGGAATAAGGCGACGCTCGGTTGTGGAATAGTTATTGAAGGGGTGAGCGCTTACTTTGTGAGAATGCCAACATGATAGAGGGGTTTGAAACTGGCCATGCCTAAAGCTTTAAAGATTCACCATGATCTTTTTGACAAGACTCGTGAAGAAAAGATCGTTTTCTGGGATCATTCTAACAATGATAGATATCCAATGAAGGCAACTATTTGGGGGTTGAACGTGCTTGAGACCGATCTATATGTAGTGATGTGTTGGTGGGACCCAGATATTGACGACGCGCACGAGAGGGAAGAGAACGCGGAATTTATAACCATTCTCAAGTCAGCTATAATAAATAGATACAAGCCAGAATGGAAGACTTATTAGACAGATACAAGCTTGGGATAAAGGAGACAGTGTGGTTTGTCTGCTGTGTTGTTGTCCCTCTTACCGTCTGGTTTATGGTGATTAAATCAGAGCTTGGCCAGGCTAACGCGAAGATTGTTATCGTAGAAGAAAACGAGCAAAAGCTTGCGCAAGAGATTGATATTCTTAAGACCAGGATGAATGATAAGCTTGAGGCTATCCATAAGGATGTTGGCGAGATTAAGGGTGAGTTGAAGCGTATTCGGCGGTAAGAAGCCTATAGGGATGATAAGGGTCCTTATAATACTGAGCGCATTCATGGGCAAAGCGAGGATAGCCACCCCATTTTTTAAACCAATAGGTTAAAATACCAGCAAGAAAAGATCTGTGGGCGCTCATTTTCACAGACTCCATTCGAAGCCTCATCATGCGCTTGTGCTTGCTCTTTGTAAACACTGATAGAACAAGCCAAAACCACTGCAGGGGGCTTATTCTACCCCATACAGCTAGATCAATAAGTGCAGTGTCTCGTGGTAGAAGCCATGTTTTAGGGTCGAGGACTCGTCTGGGCTCTAAGTTGTTATAGCTACGAAAGGGGCCTACGGAATGGATTTTGCCCCATTCCCAGATGCTATACAGGATGTCAGAAAAGCCAAAAAGCTGGCAGAGGATGACGATTCCGATCATGTTATCATGGGAGTTGTGCAGATTCCTATCGGCAGGCCTTCGATTAAAACACCAGGCTCCTTCAACCTTTAACATATCAAGGGTCTGCCAAGCCCTAGCTCTATGTATTGAAATATCGTAACCATTTAGCTTGAGCTGCAACAGCATTTCGGCTAGAAAGAGTACACCGTTTTCGTTCTGGACGGTCGCTGGGTAAGCTGGGTCGAATGAATCCCTTTTATCATCCACGCTCAGTTTACCCAGTCCGTCTGGAGCGATATAATCCTCGATATTCATTACTTCAGTTTAACAGTAAACACCTTTGTTGGCTTGCCACGATACGGCTCAAGATCAACTCCCTGTAACTCAGGGATTTTCTTATAGTTTACATTACCCTTGCGCTCAAACTGAGTGAGTTTCATGGTGCCACATTTGGCACGCGTACGATCTCCCATAGCCTCTCTAAGGGCTGCTTTAGTGAGCTTAAGCTTACTCTCAAGCTCATCAAGCTGTGTCTTAGTTTCTGTATATACACTACAAAGCTCTTTAAAATGAGCATCTTTACTCATATCTTCAAAGTCTAGATCTGTCAGCTCTGGAGGGTTTCTTGTCTGAACCCTCTCCCAGAAGTCAGTGGCAGCCTTTAATATCTCTTCTTGCCTTTTCTTATCTGCTTTCATGGGGACAATGAATAGGGTGCCATCTTCTGGTCGGTAGCTAGTGAAATAGCATTTATCAATTTGTGTAATATACATATTCCACTGGCATTGTGCTTGATAGTGTTCTGGAACAATCCCCTTAGCTGCATTCTCGTGGGCCTGTTTACCCATGCACTTAACTTCTGCAATCACAAGTGGATTGTGGCCATCAACCTCACAAGCCTTCCAGCCATCAATGGTGAACACAACGTTATTTTTAAACTGCAATCCAGTTTCGTCTTCTAATTTCTCAATGGCTACTGGCTCATTATCTGTGCCACGTTTCACGTGAAACTCTTCGCTAATATCTTTAGGCTCTACATCTCCCACCTTCTCAAGGTATAGCTGGTGTGGACTCTTGTGTGGAGACAACCCCATGATAATAGGAATATCAGATCCACCAATAAACTTAGTGCGATCACGTTTAGGTTTTTCATCTAAGAAACTCATATGTCTGTCCTTCTTTCTGTAGAGATAACCTCTACTGATTGCTACTATGACACGATCATCGAACCATGTCTAGCAAAATATTCAAGGTGCTTTATGGCTTCATCTAAGCTTCTGGCAACAAAAGCGATTCCGCCCTGGCTTTTGACCTTATCAATGAAAGCCTTCTGCTCAGCGCTGACTCTCCCCCTAGCGGTCTTAACCTCAATAGCTAAGAACTTATCATGCCACAGCCCTAAGATGTCGCTAGTTCCCTTTAGCGTGTATTTACCAGTCTTCCTATATCCTCCGATAGAGGCGTCATAGATACCCACTGTATTAACTTTAAAAGCAAAACCCCTTGGACGCAGATTAATCCAATCAAGAATAGTATTCTCAATGTTTTTCTCTAGCTCCTTATCTCTGTTGGCTAGTCTCTGCTTAGCTGTTGTCGCCTTCTTCTTAGAAGTTGTCTTCTTCTTCCGTGCTGCCATATTCCCCTAGAGCCTCCAGAATTTTATCTATAGCCCAGTCGACAGCCTCCTTGCAAGCCCTGTCCATATGTGCAGGTTTGTCATTATTAGCCTCAAAATGCTTCGCCCTCTGAGCATAGTAATCTGAGATGCTCTCAAGTCTCTTTAGCTTCTTACGCTCTGGATACGTTAAATTGCTCATCTCTTACAAACTCTACTATCTGTGGATACTTACCCCTGTGATCCACCTTTATTTTCTTAATCCTAGAGAGCATATGCTGCTGGATAATCTCTCTCTCATACTCTTCTGGGGTGACTGCTGATACGATCTCTCCTACAACCTGATGTACGTTCTGTGGAGCCCTTCTATCAACAAAAGAGTTATCTGATTTAATCACTACAAACTTATTAAACGTGCGTAAGTTAAGATAGTTCTTGGGTCTAAACGTAAATTTCAAACACATATTCCCACTTCTAGACTCATATACACTCACATTACTTCGCTCTGGATTAACCTCTATCCATTCGAACCTGGGCTTATCAGAGCTTAACACTGCCGCCACTCCACTCTTATCACTCAAGCCGCTCATGTAATCGCGCTCTACCTTAAACTTATGACCACAAGCATGACATTCCATCGTAGAGGATTTTAAATACTCTAAACAGCTAGGACAGAACTTCATTGGAATAGGCTTAACCTTAGTCCCGGATCCCTTCTCTCTAACAATAGGGTCATCAAGGGGTCCACAGTTGGCCACAACTTCACCGTAATCTAGAACAAGACAATCCTTCTTGCCTAATGAGGTCCTAAGAGCGCGGCCTACACACTGAATGTATAACAATGGTGACTTTGTTGGGCGCATTAACACCACCGCACTAATAGGTGGGAAGTCATACCCCTCTGATACGATCATAACAAACACCAAGTGGCGTACGTTACCATCCTCAAATTTTGATAATTGTTTTTTGCGCTCCTTTATATTCATTTTAGAATGAATCACAATGGCTTCTTCTGGTATGGTCTCTGCTACAAGCTCAGCATGTTCAATACACGAGCAGTGCCAGATGATCTTATTTCTCCCCTCTAGCTGAGGCATGGCATCATCAATCTGTCTTTGAACCTTAGGGCGATCAACCGTGAGATTCCTAACCTCGCGAGAGTCAAAGTCTCCCATGCGTGTGTGCAAACCTGTAGTCAAGAATCTCTCTTTAGTGTGCTTCATAAAGGGGCGAACAAGCCAGCCCTGATCTATGGCCCACTTAACATCTTTGCAATAAGTGATACTATCAAAGATCTTATCTGGACCATAAATATATCCATCATTACGAAAAGGGGTGGCAGTTAATCCAACTATCTTCAATTTTTTGTTTACAGATAACAGTTTACTGTAAACTTTCATGTATTGAGATCCCTCTCTCTGATCAAGACGGTGGGCCTCATCAACAATGACTAGGTGATAGTTATCAAGATCAGCGCGAACAAGCGATTGGATACTAGCTACAGTGAAACGCTCTTGGGAGTAGGAGTTTAGTGAGCCGCAAAAAACTCCAACACCATCTATTAATCCAGAGAAAACCTTAGCTGTTTGAGTCGCTAAAGATACCTTATTAACTAGAAACAATACTCTAGCATCAGGCTTGGCCTTGTAAACCTTCTCGCAGAAGCCTGCAATAGTGAGCGTTTTACCAGCGCCGGTCGGCAAGACAAGAAGAGCGTTGTCCTTATCAAACAACGCCCTCCATACTGCCTCAATGGCTTCAAGCTGATAATCACGAAGATCAAAATGGGACTTGGTCATCTCCACTATCTTTCTTAGCAAAGCTTGTAATACGGTTAGAGTCACCATATTCCTCACTCTTCTCAACCTTAACGTTAGCCATAGACTTTAAACCCACCATATCGTCGGCTCCTTTAAGCTCATCGGGGGTGGTGTAGTTAGCGTGAGTTAAGAAGCTCTTAACCTGCTGCAGGCCAATGCGCTGAACCTTATCGTTTGTGTGCTCGATGTTAAAGTAGTGCCACATCTTACGACCTTGATAGTCGCCTTCTTCAACGCGAAATTCAGCTTTGATATAGCGGCCATTACCTTTCTTATTCTGAGACACTTCAGCTTTAAGACACTTGATAAGATACTTCCCAGCAGGAATAGCATCACTTCCGCCGCCATCACTTACACTTACGTCACTTAAATTTAAAAAACTCATTATTTATTCTCCTTCTTTATAATCTTATCGAAAATAGCCTGTAGATCAGGCTTCTCAACCATCTCTAACCCCTTACTTCTATTCTTAGCAATGTTCTTATGAGTCTGCTTTGTAACAAGAATCCTTTGATCATTATCATTCTGCGTATAAAAGTAAATCTCATCGAGTGCTGGCCTAAGAACCTTATCTCTAGGTGTTTTACCAGTTACAACTGGCAACCACTGACCAAAAGTCTTAGAATCCTCATCACCATCTTGTGCGGCAAGCGCTACAAACACCACATTGTAAAATGGAATATCACGGAAGTTATGCAAGAATGAGGTAAATACCTGCGCGTACTTAGTCCACTTCTCAAACTTATTCTTACTATCCTTAGTTTCTTTCTCTGCCCAACGCTGCAGAATATCTGCCATATCAGTAATCGAATCTAAGAAGATATTATCGTATGTTTGCCTTAACTTCTTATCTTCCTTGAGCGCCTTACAGATCGTGTGCATCTTCTGCACCTTGCCTGTATCATCAAGCATCTCACCGTTGTCATCTAAATTAATATCAATAAAGTCAACGTCAGTATCTTTCAAACTCATAAGGCCCGACTCACTACTAATAATAAGAGTCTTACCCTTAAGCGTTGAGGCAAGTGTTGTCTTGCCCACTCCACTCTCGCCATACACAAGACACTTAATCTTATGCACGCTAATATCCTTTGTGCTTTGTATCTTCATCTTATTTTCCTTCTTTCTGCAGTCACTATCTCGACTACACTTAAAGCTACTCTGCCATAACCTATCTGTCTAGGTCAACACCATTCGTTTAAGTGGTTGATTCTACAGGTGGTGCCATATGTGACCATACGTTGCCATATATGGCATGACCAGATGCTCTCGGGAGGCCACTTCCAAGCCCTTGAGATCAGGGATAGACTAGAATATCTCATACAAATTCAGATTTAGGAGGATGGATGTTCGGAGAAAATGCAGAGAAGCTTGTACAGCATGGGCTTTCGATTATCCCTACTAAGGGTAAGATTCCACAGGTAAAAAAATGGCAAAACTACTGCTCAAAGATAGTAGATGAGCAAACACTAGAAGAGTGGGAAGAGAAATATGCTTCACTAAACATAGGCCTTTGCACTGGGGAAGCAAGTGGAGTTATCGCACTTGATATAGATACAGACGATAAAGCTGTTCTTGATATCCTACCTAAATCAGCAATCGTAAAACGCGGTCAAAAGGGTGAAACAAGATTCTTTAAATACAATCCAAAATACAAAAACATCACAGTTCAAGGCGTTGTAGAATTACTAACAAATGGCAGACAAACAATCATTCCACCAAGCATTCATCCAGAAACAGGTGAATCATACGTGTGGGTAGATCAAAGCTTAGAAAATAAAGACGAATTAGAAGAACTTCCAGGTACTATACTAACTATATTAGAGTCTTTAAAAAACTGCGAAAAGCCAGAGAGCATAGGACGTAAAGTTAAGCTCTTCACCATGATCTCTCAAGCAGTTCAAGAAGGTGAAACCGACGATATGATATTAGAATCAATCGTCAACTATGATGACAAACACCATTCGCCCCCATGGTTTAAAGACTCAAATGAAAAGACAAGAGTTTCTCCACAACAGTTTATTAATAACGTGAGAGAAAACCACGGTATACCCAACCCCAACGTATACAAACTCACAGATGTTAGCGGTGCTCTTGCCAAAGAAGATGAAAGATTAGAGCAAGAAAAGGAAGAATACTACAAGCAAACAGAGCTTATGGCAGCAGAGCTTGCCGAAGCAGATCAAGACACCTGCCCATTCCCCTATGAGCCACTGCCAAAACCTGCTGCTGGCAGTATGCTTGACCTACTCTATCGCTATGTGATGAGTAAAACTTATAAAGAAATAACTGCCATTGCTGTAGCTGGTGCCACAGCTATCACCGATCTTATCTTCGCTCGCAAGTTTCGATACATGAGAAAAGCCACTCCAGATGTTCTCCTAAGAGAACTAAACATCTGGCCACACTCCTATAACATCTGTTTCGCTAGATCTGGAAGAGGTAAAGATGCTCCCACTAACGTACTAGATGAACTATCAAACCAAATAGAACAGTTTAGAAGCTACATAGGCTTGTGCGGAACCATATCCACGGCCGCAGGTCTCTACAGACAACTACAAGATAACAACGTCACCTTGTTTAAGGATGATGAGATAGGTAATCTCTTCCACTCTATTAACGAATACAAACGAAAAGACTTAGCCCTTGCCCTATGTGATGCGTTTACTAAATCTAAAAGCACGCTCCATGGCAACGTCACCAAAGAATCTAAGAAAGATGGCGTAGTTCTTGTCCATAATCCAGCTCTTATCATGCTTGGTTTCACCACCAAAGAAGCCTTTGAAAAATCAGCAGGCAACGAGATCAACGAGTGGGGCTTGATACCTCGTATGAATATCTTCACCATGGGTAATGAGAAGCTAAAAAACCAAGAAGAGCGCATAGTCTTAAGCGATAAAGAGATTTTTGATATACAAGCCATGGTTAGAATAGCAACCAATGAAGTGCCGTGTCTGACCGCAAGAGAAGTGGACGGCAAATGGATGAGAGAGGCTCAAGATAGCCTTGGTCTTGAGCTAGATGACGATGCGATTATTCCTCATGAAATGGGCATGGATGAGCAGCTTGTTCGAGATGTTCTAGCCCCCTTTGAACTATGGGCCGATGAAATCTCAGAAGAGATGAGTGATGATCATATAGCTCAAAGAACTATGATGAGAGCTACAGAGAAAACCCTGCTCCATGCTCTAAGACATAGGCTCTCACGCTTTGATTGGCTGCAAGACGATGGAATGAAAGCTCGATACCTGTTTGATAACAAGTATCCAAACACGGACTCCATTAACATCGAGGAGCAAGACCTAGACTATGGCATTAAGATGTTTAAACATTCAGTGTGTAATCTGTGCGTGGAAGGTGGCACTCTTAAGATAGACTCACCTTATGCAAGACTCTTTGAGAAAATTAAAGGCATGATCTATGAAGCAGGTTCAGATGGACTAATGCATGGGACTATAACTAATAGAGTTCGCAATAGAGAGCGCAATATGGTTTTGCAAGATCTTATTAGCTCAGGACAAGTGCTTGTGTATAAAGATACCAATCACGGCAGGCGCCGAAGGTATGTTTGGAGTGAGTTTATTAGAACTTTTGAAAAGAAATGGAGTAGTTATGCAAGATTATGACAAGTTAGTCGCTAAAACAGTGTTGGAAGTGCTGGAAGAAGCCGGAGAACATGGAATAGAGGAAGAACAAATGTGGATAGAGGTTGAGAAAAAACTTAAATCTAAAGAATTAAAGCTCGATGAAAGTCCAAATTAAAGCTTATCTATATTATATTTAAATCCCTCGTCTGATAAAACGCTTGCAAGAAAATCTTCAACAAGCGTTTTTCTCCAGGTTTTATCACTATATAGATTATCTAATGAGTCTTTTAACCTATCAGCCTCTCTCCAATCTGTTCTACTCCAATCAAGAGAGTCAATAATAAAATCCCTGATTTCTTTTCTAAGCTCATTATGCAGATTAATATAAGCTTGGTTTTCTTTAAGCTCGTTATTAAGCCTATCAAAAAAACTATTAGTTCTATTCAAAAAACACAAAACGTTTTGCACATATAAACAAGCTATATATTTTTTAAACTTATCCTCTGTTAAGTCTACAAGTTTTATCTTTTTAAGTTCTTCTGCCATTAGTAAAACAGGTTCTTTATGACTCTCTTCTTCTTCAATTTTTTCAGCAGCTTCACTGATATTCTTATATGCATTAAAAGAAATACAATTCTGCTTTATATAGTGCCTTATATGAGGTGTTAAGTGAAACCATTCACCCATCTCTGTCCTATACTTAGAAAACTTCTTATGTAGTGATCCTTCGCTTTCAACGATCTCAGGAAGGACCCCTAAAACCTTAACTGGCGTTGGTGATGAAGTTTGAAGCCCCTTAACCCTTGAGCTAACATCAAACGCTTTGCCTATTTTAACATAGCGCCCTTCATGTTCTGGGAAAGTTATAAAGTATACAAAGTTAGCCCACTTCATCTTCAAACAGCTCCCGATACCGATGATCATCACCCATCCACTGGAAGAACTTAGTGCTACGCGCTTTAAGCTCCTCTAAGCGCTCCCGGGTTTCAGGGCGCTCGTCGATGCCGTCTAAGATTTCTTCAGCTAGCTCGCGGATAGCCTCAACGTGATCAAGGATAGAGTCAGTGGTTTCAGCCTCATAATCAGGTTCAGAGTTATCCTGTAGGTGTAGTGGTGGGTTCACTGGTAGTTCTGGTAGTCTCATGACTTGTTCTCTCTTTCTGTAGCTACAAGCTACAACAACCAGTGTATATGAGGCTGGTCAAACTAGTCAAGAATAATCTGTGTGGGAGAAAAGGGAGAGTGTTAGGCTCACTCTTACCCCTTCTGGTGTATGATAGTTTCTATCCGCTTACGTTCATGCCTAAGACTCCTCACGGAGTTTCGCCTATTCAAGGCTCATCAGTTAGGCTTGTCTAAGACGTCCTCAAGGCTTCCTGCCCAGACTTGTCCGTCGGCAGCAATGAACGCTGGAAGACCTCGGATACCATGCTGCTGCATGAGCTG